GAGATCAAGACGGCATTGCGATGCTGGAGATCCCTTACACTTGCGTGCCTGACTCTGCGGCTAATGCTGAGTTTGATCTGATCTACACCTGATCAACTTGTTGTTGTGATTTTGGGAGCCTTTGCAGGCTCCCTTGTTTTGTGTAAGCTCATTCTGCTTATGCACTTACCCAATGGCTTTTGTACGTAAAAAGGTAAAAACCTTTAAATGGCCCGTACAAGTAACAGAACCTAGTGAGGACCGTCCAGGCGAATTTGACAAATTTGAATTTACGGCTGTATTCAAAAGAGTAAAGCTTTCTGAACTTAATTCCTTGGGAGAAGACTCAGGACTGCCATTGCTTAAAAAAGTCATGGTCGGCTGGGAAGGCATCCAGGATGAGGAAGGTAAAGAAGTGCCTTTTTCCAGTAAAGAGCTTGAATCGTTCTCTGACGATGTCGACTGGGTGAAAGCTGTCCTTGCGGCTTACACCAAAACCTATGAGGGGGCGGAAGCGGGAAACTAAGAGAAGCTGCGATTTATTGGGCGTCCGGCGGCGTAGAAGTCGAGGACAAGACCAATGATGATGCAGCTGCTTTTGGAATGATTTTGCCAAAGCCGGAGCCGACAGAGTCTACGGATTTTGAGGTTTGGGAAGAAAACTGGGATGCAGTCATCATGTTTCTGCGACTGCAGACCCAGTGGCAGGTTTCAATGAGTGGATATGTCGGATTGAAATATGAAGTACTGCTAGGTTCCGAAGGCTTGTTTGGCCTCTACAATGTGGAGGATCGTAGAGACATGCTTGAGCGTCTCCAGATAATGGAGGCGGCAGCCCTAAAGGAACTCCGGAAACGCTCTGATGGCAAAGGCAATTGACACTCTTTCCATCAGGCTTGATTTTAAGGCGGGATCTGGCTCTCAGCAGATAATTGACAAGATTGGCAATTCAATAAAAAACTTAAAAGTAATAACAGGCAAGACGGCTCCTTCTATTGAAAAAGTAAGAAGATCAATAAACGACTTTGCAAAGCAAGGCAATAGAAGCATCAGCACGATTGAAGGGCAAGTTACAGCATTAAGGGCATTAAGAAGAGAAGCAGACATCAATAGCAAGGAGTTCAAAGAGCTAACAGCTGACATTGGAAAGTATGAAAAGCAATTAAGCAAGGCGCAAGGTCAAAGAGGTGGTGGCGGGGCTCGTCAGGCAACACAGGTGGCTGGCGCCGTTATTTCTGGCGGCATTTTTGGTGGGCCTGAAGGTGCGATCGGCGGCGCACTAGGTGCCTTTGGCGGTGTTCAGGGAGCTTTCGCTGGCGCTGCTATTGGCGCTCAAGTTGGTGGTATTAGGAAATCTATTGGCGCTGCTGCTGATTATTCGGCGCAAATTCAAAAACTTCAGATAGCTCTTCGTGGTGTTGCTGGATCTCAAGAAAATTACACATCAGCTTTAGATACCGCGGCTCAAGTCACACGCTCTCTAAACGTTCCGCAGCAAGATGCAGTCCGAGGTGTAACTCGATTGACTGCGGCTGTAACTGGGGCTGGCGGACCTTTGCAAGATGCCGAGACAACATTTAAAAACGTAACTGCGGCAATTAAAGCCACTGGTGGCAGTACCGAGGATGTGAAAGGCGCGATTACTGCCATGGTGCAGGTGTTCTCAAAAGGTAAGGTCAGCGCAGAAGAGCTATCTGGGCAGCTTGGAGAACGTTTGCCTGGTGCTGTAACTTTGTTCGCTAAGGCCAACAAGATGACCTTGCCTGAGCTTCAAAAGAATTTAAAAGCAGGAACGGTTGGTCTTAATGAGTTAATGGCATTTATTGAAGAATTAGGCGTTAAATACTCTGGAACCGCTCTAAAAATTGCCGCTTCAAACGCTGAGGCTGGCACAAGGCTTACTGTCGCTTTCGATGAAATGAGGGCGTCTGTTGGCTTGGCATTGGGTGAGACTGGAGCCGAGTTGCAGGATACTTTCACAAAATTTATTCAAGACATAACACCATCGATGGTTAAGGCAGCAAAAGTAATTGCCAAAGCAATGTCTGGCTTGGCTAACAATTTAGGTCCAGCATTGGCAGGCTTAGGGACCTTTGTAGGCATAATTACTGCCGCAGGTTTAATTAGTACCCTTACAAATTTAGCGTCAGGGCTTGGACTCTTAGGCATAGCTGCTAAGGGTTCGGCCACTGGAATTGGTGCGCTGACGGCTTCAATGGCTATAAACCCATTGTTTGGCGGAGCGTTAGCAGTTGCAGGCATTGTTGCAGGCATTGTTGCAGTAACCAACGCCCTTGGGCGACAAAAAAAAGAATTGCAAGAGCTTGCCAAGCTTAAGCCTGGACAGACATATGCAAGTCTCTCAAATGAAGAAAGAGCAACAAAAATTTCCTCAACTAAATCTTTAAGAGCAACCGCTGAGAAGGAACTTGAAGATCAGTTAGGATCTCTTTACAAGGGGCAAACCGTAGAAGAGGCTCCTATCAAAGTTAGGAATAGAATTGTAGAACTTAGAAAAGAAATCGCGGGATTCGATAAAGCTCTGGAACGTTTGACTACACCTGTAAAAAGAGACCCTAAGTCTCCTTTCAAGTACAACCCTGTTGCCGAAGAAGATGACGAAGGCGGCAGTGGCCGCAAAGGGCCGCAAGACATATTAAAGCCAGAAGCAGATGCATTGATTGCCGCCAATAATTTAAAGAGAAAAGGTGTTGAGATAACTAAAGAGGACATATTAGCGCAGCAAAAAATTGCACTAGAGGCGGCTAAGTCACTTCTTCCTCAAAAACGACGAGTAGAAATCAATAAAATTAACGTACAAGCTGCTAATGATATTTTTGCGTTAGAGGAGAGACAGAGGAAGCAAGCAGAAGACAAGATCAAGAAAGAGCAAGAAAAAGCACTTGCTCTCAGCCAGATTAAATTAGTAACAGGAGAGATAACAGAAGAGGAAGGTAGACAAGCAGAGATCAGGCAGCAAGCCTTCGAACTCACCAAGCTATTCCCCGAACAGTTTGAGGCTGTACGTGCTGCACTTGAAGAAGCTTCAAGCCCTCTAGGCAAGTTCAAGGATGGTTTGAAAGAGGTATTTGAGTCAGCAATGGATCTCAATACTGCATTGGGTGAGGCTGGCATTCAAGCAGTTAATAGTTTTGGAGATGCTTTTGCTGATTTTGTCACTACTGGCAAGGCAAGTTTTGCTGATATGGCCAAGTCGATATTGCAAGACCTGTCGCGAATGATTGCCAAGGCTGCCCTATTTCAAGCCCTTTCCGCTATTCCAGGAGTAGGCAGTTTCTTGGGTCTTGGCGCAGCGAAAGGAGCTGTAACTAAAGGAATGACTCCTCCTACAACAATTCCCGGTGGTGTCGGCGCTATGGCAGCAAATGGCCTTGCAGTAGCTAAGAACGGAATTGTCCCTTACGCCAAGGGTGGTCTAGTTACAAAACCAACTTTATTCCAGTACAAACAGGGCGGAGTCGGCAACTACGGCTTGATGGGTGAGGCTGGCACCGAGGCAATCATGCCTTTGCGTCGTGGAGCAAATGGCAGGCTTGGTGTTGAATCTTCTGGTGGTGGTGTTGGTAACGTAGTTGTGAACGTTGATGCTTCTGGCTCTAACGTGCAAGGCGATCAGCCAAATGCTAAGGCTCTTGGCTCTGCAATTGGTGCAGCTGTGCAGGCTGAGCTGGTTAAGCAAAAACGACCCGGAGGACTTCTTAGCTAATGGCTAATTTCCCTGATATTGCTCCAGATTACGGGGCATCAAAAAAAGCTCAACCTAATATTCGATCAATTCAATTTGGATCAGGGTATTCACAACGCGCAAGCTTTGGGATTAATCAGGATCCAAAAGTTTGGGACTTAACTTGGCAGAATAGGACAACAACTGATGCAAATTTAATTGAAGATTTTCTAGAAGCTCGCAAGGGCGTTGAATCGTTCAACTGGTCGCCACCAGACGATACGAATACTTATAAATGGATTTGTCAAAGCTGGACGAAGACAATGCCATATCTAAATTTATTCAATATCAACGCTACTTTTGTCCAGGTATTTGAGGTCTAATGGCTTATCCCTACGCTTTACATAAGTGGGAAGCTGGAAAGGCTTATGCGGTTGGTGACGTAGTCCGTGCCAATCCCGTAAAAGACA